TCACAACGACGTGATCGGAACTGCCAAACTTATTGCTGGACTGATTGACGATTACAAGAAAGCAAAAGTGATGGGAGCGAATGCTAGAGAAACCGCAATCAAGTTATTCAATCGCAAAAGATATTCAGAGGATTGGATAAAGTTTTTAACTGATCTAAAAATATTAAAATGATAAGAGATGTAAAAGTAAATAAAGATGGCGTTGTAGAAATACAGGGCGACAAGGAATTTCAAGTTAGGGTTAAAATAATATTGAGAACGACTATCGAGAAAGCCGAGGCAAGGGGTAAGGCTAGTGTTATCAATAATATAATTGAAAAATTATCAAAATAATATGCAATTAAGATTTATAAATCAATATCAAAACATTGGAAAGGTAATTGCTAAGAAAGGAATTGTTAATTTCAGTCCGTTGATTATCGAATACCGAAGATGTTTTTGTGGGTGCGGGGCAAATACTTTTTTCCTAATTATTCTAGGATTGGGATTTGATATCACTTGGGGGAAAATAGCGGGGATAGAAATATCAAACGTTAAGGGGGTAGTTAATAAATCAGTAATAGAAAAATAAAATTATGGATATGGAAATGTTTATAATGAGATTGCTACTTGGAGGTTTGATAACCTTTGGTCTATTTATTATGGTTATTGCCGTGTTTTCTTTAGTGCTAATACTAATCAATTTATTTAAAGGAAATTTATGAAAAAAAGCTATATAATGTTCACGATGTCGTTAGTTATTTGGATTTTCAATTACTGGCTATTTAAGGAAACAGGAGAGAGCAAGGAATTTTGGAGACAAATCTATTTTTTCTTTTCAGTTATAATCGCAATCTTCTTAATGATGATGGCGTTTCTTGGAGCGGGAATAGAATATGAACAAGAGGAAAAGAATAAAAAATTTAAAGAATAATTATGAAAATAGGATTTGTATTATTCGAGCAATACCACCAAAGGAAGAATATAGGATCTTCCCGTATTCGAGGCGACTGGATCATTGAAAACATCGAGGGGGCAGAAAGATTTAAACAAGGGGCTCAATATGATGTTATCGTTTTCCAAAAAGTTTATTGGAAAGAAATGGCTAGAGCTTTCAAGGGGTTAAAGATTTTAGATCTATGCGATCCTGATTGGCTAGGAGGTTCGGAAGTGGTTAGTTTTATGGAAGACGTCGACGCTATCACCGTGAATACAGAAAAGATGAAAGACATCGTCAGAAAATTTACTGACAAAGAAATCTATATTATTCCTGACGGAGTTAAGTTTGATGGACTGCCAGCACCAAAGATCCATAAGGGAGATGCTAAGAAAGTTTGTTGGTTTGGATATAGCGAAAATTCAGATATTTTGGATCAGACATTGCAGAAGATTAAAAAGATGGGATTAACTTTGAAAGTAATCAGCGACGGAATTTATCAAACGTCAGAATGCAAAGTAGAAAATATTAAGTGGGACGTTGAAACTGTGAACAAAGAGATCCAAGAGTGCGACTTTTGTATTTTACCTGATTACCTTAGAGGATTAAATGTTTATAAGAGCAACAATAAAACGATCCAAGCTTGGGCTTTAGGAATGCCAGTCGCAAAGAACCCGCAAGATATGGAAAAATTTATGGAGTGGGAGGCTAGACGAGATGAGGGACTAGCTAGATGTATGGAAGTTGATGCTAATTATAATGTAAAGGAAATAGCTAAAAAATTTCAGGACATAATTGAAATAGAAAATGAAAAAAAGAGAAACTAGAGAAAAGAAAGACCTCTTGCGTAAAAGCCTAAAAGGGTATATAATAAAGGTGTCAGAGCACGCAGAGGAAAGGATCATTGAACGAATGGAGTGCTCAAAATCTAAGGTTTATAAAATTGCCTCAAAGGCATTGGTTAGTAAAGAAAAGATAGCTAACCTCAATGTCGTTAAGAGGCAATATGTAGACGACTGCGATAATCAGCACAAGACTTACAAATTATTTCTCGGTTGCATATTTGTTTTCGGAATAAAATATTTACCTGACAATGATAGATACCACGCAGGACTAATCACCGTCTTTAAATATAATAAAAAGAATAAACCAAACTAGATGAGTAGAATTCAATCCAAGAATTACGGGATAGTTCATTGCCTCGCTAGTTGCCGAGAATGTGATTGGGAGTGTGGCATTCATTCAGACGGAATACTAACGCCCGAAGAATTAAGGAATGAAGTCAGAAAGCATATCAGAAAAACAAAGCATCGAGTCCACGTCGAAACTGGGACGAACATAGATTATTTCGCATTAAACGATTAAATTACCCCCTAAACTTTATGAGTAAGAAAAAATTACAAAGATGTGTGTGGTGTGGTGGAACTAATATACATAAATGGAAAGATGGAAAAACAATTCTTCTTTCTTGTGTTGGTCATAAATTTAATTGTGAGCTTATGAAACATAATAAAAAATCTTTTGATAGTGCTAAAAAATAACCCTTATGAACAACAACCCAAACAATATAAAAGTCGGAGATACTATTTTCGTAGAGCAAGCTTGGGAAGATGAGAATGGAAACTACCACGATGAATTTGCTAAGGTGATTAAGATGGGAGGCTGTGGAAGATTAACCCTATCGTTTGAAAAGAATGCTATAACTAATTTTCTATCTACTGCGGAGTTCTTCGCAAAGGATTATAAACCTGAAAAATAATTATGAAAGTAAAAATTTGGACAGATCACGAAACAATGGAAACCAAAATTATTTTCTATGAGGAAAGAGAGGGAAAAAGATTTGCGTATAATCCTATCACTAGAAAAGAAACCTTGATTAACGAGGGTGCTACTAGAAATTCAGATTTTATTATGAAGATCCCAAGTGATGAAACTACGCAGAATTTATTTGATGCCATAAGCGAATCAGGAATAAGAAGTGAACCTGAATACAAAGTGCAGGGACAGATGGAAGCAATGAAAGATCATCTTGCGGATTTAAGAACTTTATTAAAATTAAAATAAAATTATGGGTGAAGAAGAAAAAAAATACTATTGTGAAGAATGTGGAAATGAATTAAATAGTTCTATTGTTGGTGCAGAGAATTTCCCCGCTTTTGTAGGATCATCTATCAATGGGGATAAATACGACCATAAGACTGGGAAGAGAAGATATTTTAGAAAATATCTTTGTCCTAAATATAGAAAGAATTTTTTTGGGATAGCAAATGGGCATAGCTCTTTTAGGAAAACCGATGAAGAGGTAATTTTAAAAGAAGAAGAAGATAACGACTTTGAAGAAATTACTAAAGGCTAAGTTTAAAAAATATTTAAAATAATTATATGGTAGATGAACCAAAAAAAATAATACATTCAATCAAGGGAAAGGTTGAAGAGCAAGGTAAAAAAGTTCAGGAATTAAAGGATAAGAATATTTCCGTAAGTGAAGAAGAGGAAGTGATTGGTGACGCACCGAACATAGAAGAACTTAACGCTAGGCAGGAAATTTTTTGCAGAAACTACGCAAACAATAAAGAATTCTTTGCAAATGGTTTAAGAAGCTACTGTGACGCATATAACCTAGACCCTAGGGACGAAAACGACGCTAAGACAGCTAGAGAGTGTGCGTCGAGGCTCTTGAAGAATGTCAATGTTTGTCAACGTATTAGCCGACTCTTAGACGATAGTGGATTGAATGATAGCTTTGTCGATAAGCAGATGTTATTTGTTATCTCGCAGAATGAAAATCTTAATGCTAAGATGATTGGAGTAAAGGAATACAATGCTTTAAGAAAGAGAGTGACTAAGCCGATCGAGCTTATTGTGCCTGATGAAGATGAGAATGTTTTAGCACAGGTTTTTAAGGCTATGATAAGTTCAAAACAAAACGATGAGCAAAAGAAAAACGATAGCGGAGATAATGGAGTTAAAGGATAAATCACCTAGAGATTTTGCTAAATTACTTTGCTACTCATATTTTAAGAATGACTATGGAGCTCCGTTAGAGATAACTGACGGTCAAGCCGATATTTTCTTGTCGGTTTTTTTGAAGTTAGATCCAAGAGTAAGCATCATCACTTCGACTCAATATGGGAAGTCTACGATTGTAGCCTGTGCCTTAATTGCTCGGAGTATTTTATTTAAAGAAACTTGGTATATCATTGCAGGGACAGATAAGATTGCTGATATCATTATGGGGAATGTGATCCAACACGTCTTCGATCATAAGTATTGGACTAAGCAGTTGGAAGTGAACGATGGGCAACCACTCGATAGATTACGCCAAGAGCGAAGTAGTAAAAGATTGACTTGGGTTAAGGGTGGAGAGATAAATAGGATCTCCGCCCAGTCGAGTAGTAAGAAGAAATTGAAAGATGGATTGGCAGGTCAGGGTAGTCCGAATATTCTAGAAGATGAAGCCTGTCTTATCCCTGATGATTTTCAAAATATGATTTTAAGAATGTTAGGCGGGCACGCAGTCAACACTTTAGTTAAAGTTGGAAACGCAATCGAAAGAAACCATTTTCATAGAACCAGCACAAACGAAAAATATTTAAGAATTCTTATAGATTATAAACAGGCTCTAGCCGAGGGCAGATACACTCCTGAATTCGTTGATGAGATTAAAGATGAAAGTATTGGAGATCCATCGTTTTTTAAAAATTATTACGAATGCAAATTCCCCGAAGAAAATGAGGTTGATGTTGACGGATACCATCGTTTATTACCTGATACAAATGTTGATGCAATGCAGATCAATGATGGCAAGCACGAGGGAGTGAAAAGACTGGGCTTTGATCCGTCGGAGGGGGGCGATGAAAACGCGGGGGTAGTTCGGAGCAATAAGTTTGCCGAGATCGTTCACCTGTCCCTTGTAGACGATTTAATGAAGCAAGCGGACATAATTGTCCAACTGATGAAAGATCACGGTATAGAGGCTAAGAATGTCTTTATTGATGATACTGGTGTAGGGGCTGGAATAGTTGATAGATTGCACCAGCTAAAGCTTCCTGTAAATGGGGTAAAATGGGCTTCAAATGAGAGGATCAAAGTAGGGCGAGCGAATAAGAAAGCTGATGGATTTAAGGAAGCGGAAGCGTGGGTTAGAAAAGGTGGAAAGGCTAAGACTGATGTAAAGTGGAATGAATTAAAGATTATAAAGTGGATAACTAATTCCGTTGGGTTGATCCTTATGGAGTCAAAAGAAAGATTGCGAAAACAAGGAATAAAATCCCCGAATGTAGCCGATGCCCTTGCATTAACGTTCGATAATCCAAAGCCAGTAGCAAGAGTTTTGGAAACTTAATTTTGCTTTTTCTGATAATTTATGCTATAATTATGTAAACATAAAAACAAAATACTATGTCAATTATCAAAGATATTAGAGAAAAGTTTGTTGGGTTTATTGGTGGAGAACAAAAGATTACTGGGAACAATCGAATGAAGCCCGAAGATCAAGACACAGGTAATTTGGGACACGTTGTCGCCCCGATCTATCAAGAGATCCCACCCGAACCTAAAGCTGGACAATATCTTAAAGAGGGAATGAGAAGTTGGGGATACATAGCTATTAGTGCCATTGCAGATGAAATATCTACAATGTGTTTATCTTTATATAAAAGAGTTGGGGACGGAACTGAATGGAAAGAAATATTTGATAACCCTAAACTCGCTTTAATAAATCACCCAAACCCCTTTCAAACCAAGATTGAATTTTTTTGGTTGATTTCTGCGTTTCTATTATCCGAGGGTGAAGCACCTGTGCTTTTGAATAAGGCAAAGAACCCAACGAGTATGATCTTACTTAATCCCGCTCATCTAAAGATCGTATATGATAAGGATAAAATAATTGGTGGATATAAATATCAGAGGACAGACGGAACGACTGCGACTTTCGATGCAGACTTAATAATGTTTTTGAAATTACCTAACTGGGAAAATCAATTCAGAGGGTTAGGAGTTTCAGGTTATATCAAACAGACTTTAGACTTAGATAATTTCATTGAGGAATATCTAAGAATTTTCTTTTATAATAATGCTACTCCCTCCGCCGTGTTGGAAACTAAAAACATTCTTAACGATGAGGTGATCGAGCGACTTAAAAAACAATTCAAGAAACGTCACCAAGGAATAAAGAACTCTCATAAACTTTCTATCTTTGAAGATGGACTTACTTGGAAAAATGTCGGAGACAAACTAAGCGAACTTGATACTACTAAGATTGAGAAATCACTAAGAGATAAAATACTTAGTGCTTTTAAAGTTCCTAAATCTGTATTGGGATTAGTTGAAGATGTGAACAGAGCGAATGGAGAAAATGCTGATCGAGTATTTGCCCGTCGAGCTGTGAAGCCAAAACTATTGATCCTTGAAGAACAACTTAATGAATTTCTTTTAAGTGCTTTCGATGATGGAAACGATTACTGGTTTGAATTTGAAAATCCTGTAAAGGAAGATGATAAACTTATTGCTGAAACTAGACAGGTGAATATCAATAGCGGAGTTAGGACTGTAAACGAATACCGAGAGGAAGATGGACTTGAACCAATCGAAGCAGAAACAGAACCAGTTAAAGAGCCAGCCGAGGGAGAAAAAGAGGTTAGCAGAAAATTCTATCATAAGAACCCTAAGAATATTAACAGGATCAGATATGCAAAGGTTAAGGCTAAGACTGTTAATCCTAAAGAGGAAAAGAAAGAACAGGAAAATCCATTCCTTGAAATGTGTAAAGAAGTTGTTGGTGGAAAATATAAACGAGAATATACTAAAACAGAATTGGATAAATTTCATACTGATAAAGTTATGTTCAGCGATAAGATCGAGGCAAACTTTGTTGAAGACTTGAATAAAAATATGGATCGGATCGGTAAAGAAATTATCGCACAGATACCGAGCAAAAAATCAGTCAAGAATAAAAAGGTTGTATTCACTTTAGATACTGAAAAGGAAATTGGAATAATGGCTGAACTTTCTACTCCATACATTGAGGAGTCAATCGTTAAGGAAAGCATTTTGACTTTCGCTTTATTAGGAGTCGACGATTCACTAGATACCCAAGATATCGCGGTCAATGAGTATATTACAGACAGCACCCTTAAATTAGGGAAGTCTTCAACTGCCACTACGGTAGATGGAGTAAATTCCATTTTAACCGAATGGGCTAAAGATCCCGACGCATCTATTTCTGATTTGAAAAAACTTTTAAATAATTTCTTACACGACATTAAGAGATCCGAAATGATCGCTCGAACAGAGGTGAGCAGAGCTACTGGGTTCGCTCAAATTTCAGTCTATAAAGAAGTCGGAGCTTTTGGAAAACAATGGATAACAGCTAGAGATGAAAAGGTTTGTGAATTCTGCGGTCAACTTGATAAAAGAGTCACCGCCGTAGAAAGTGATTACTTTAAAAAGGGAGATACTTTAGTCGGAGCAGATGGAGGTGTTATTAAATTTAACTACGGAAATGTCCCCGCTCAACCATTGCACCCGAATTGCAGATGCGATATGATAGCCGTTTTTGCCAAGACAAATACTATGGCGGAATTCCGTAAAAAGAATGATCGAGAGGTCAAGAGAGTTGAAGCTATCGAGGCAAGAGAAAATAAAATAAACGAAAGAGAGAACGAGCTTGATGAAGACATAAAGGAGCTTGAAAAAATTAAAAAATAATAATGTCTAGAAAAGACAGAATACAAAAATTAAAAGATCAACAACTTGATGGGGCTTTGGAGGAAATAAAAGTAGAACATTCCCCGAAGATGGAAAAATTAAAGAAACTCGGAGAAGAAATTAAAGCGATCGAAAAGGAAGAGCAGGACGCAGAGATGAGAAAGAGATACCAAGTTGTTATTGATTATGTCGACAAGCACAAGAAAGAGCTTGCCGTTAAATTAGAAACTTTAGAAATGGACGTCCGAAACTCGGAGTCTATCTTTGCGTTTAAACTTCATACTCACGAAAACCTTGAAAAAAGATTTGTGAGCTATTTGTTAAAGGAAGCCTTTGACGATTTTAAAGATGGGATCGCCATTGATTACGAAAAGGTATTGAATAGGATCGGTGACATAGAATTATCTGACGAAGCAAAAGAAAAGGAAAACCGACTAAGCTTTCGTGGGCTCAAAACTAGCATTACTCACCTTTGGAAAAGAATTGATAATATTAAACATAGGGATCTGATCGGCTTAAAATGGAGCGAGGCTGGACATAAGATTGATACGGATATAGAGATGAAGAAACATCGAATAGTTGATCTACCCCTACCTGAACAAGCGTCAGAGGCAACCAGTAAGGAATATGTAGACTCATTGATGAATGCTCTTGGACGGAGCTTCCAAACTATAATTGGTGGTGGCGGAGGTGAAACTGTGTGGGGTGAAATTACTGGAAATTATTTAGATCAAACGGATATCATCGCCTACATTGATTCACAAATTGCAGGAGAAAATCATTGGGATATGATTGGTGATTTGTTAGTGCCTCATATTACAGGTAAAGGTATTGATGTGGCTAATTCTTTTGTTAGACAAGCCGACAATACAGAATTTATCATTCAAGCAACTGACGGATTGGGATATAAGCAGACTTTTAGAAATATAGCTGGCACTAGATTAGAATGGCTTTGGGGAATAGAAACAGAGGAGGACAAATATCTATCATTAAGTTTATCTGGTGGAGAGAATAGATTTGATAATAAAGAGAGAGATTTCAAATTCTTATCTACTGCTGTAAATGATATTTTACATCTCAAACACGATACTGGATATATTGGGATTGGAGTAGCCAATCCACAAGCAAGGCTTGATGTCCTAGACGATATTCAGACTGACGCTTTGGAAATGAGAATTACTGCGGGACAGACTAAAATTTATGATTACAATACTATAACAGCCCCATCGGATTACTCTCTCGCTTATATGAAAAATAGTTTGACTGCGAGTGATATGCTTACTGACCCTACAACTGGTTGGGGTGGGAGAGAATTTACTAATGCCGAGTATTCACTTATTTGGGCAGATAATGCAAATGGTGCTCAAAATCTAGCTAATGGAACTCCGTTGTATTTGGGTATAATGTGCGAAATGTTTATTGGAGAAAGTGCAAGTCAAATTTCTAACTTGAAAATCGTTATCAATCAATTTAATAATGAGTATAGAGTATTTTTTTCACACGCACTTTGGAATTTTACTAATAGCGCTTGGGACAATATAGGGAGTGGATTTAAGATAAATACGAATACGGATTACACTTACAATGAGGCTGACATATCAGATTATATAGACGCTGATGGTAGAATTTATATTTTACAATATACTACGAGTGCCACGAGCAGTCTTAATGCTTTTCGTCTTCTGTATATCTCCTTGACGCCGACATTAACATCAACAATTTCAACCCTTGAAGATAATATCTATGATGATGATTTTATAATCAAGAGAACTTCGCCACGTGCTTTTCAAGTTTGTCAAAGTGACGGAACGCAGATTGCAAATATAAACACCGCTACTGGTGCTACTGTTTTGAAGACTTTGAATTTGGAAAAAGATTTAGTTTCATTAGGACAGGCTTATTTTAAAAATCCGTTAATCGGTATCGGAAGTGGTTTTGCTTATAGTTTTTCCTCTGGTGGAACTCCTACTCTCGGCTATATAATTAAATCTGCTGTTGGACACGAGGACATAGACACAACAACCTACGGACTTTATTGGGAATACTTTTATTCTCCTACAACTTCGACCATAGCAGAACATTGGGGAGCGCAATTCCACCACGACCCTACTGGAACAACTAAATACGGAGCTGGAAGTGTGATTGGGAATGTTCATTTTACAATTAAGACTAATTACTACGAAAGCTTAACTGGTAGCGTAGATTTAGAATTTATAAATGTCAGAACAAAATTATTTTCTAATTTAGGGTCAGTCACAGGAAAAAGAGCCGTTAATGCACTCTTCATTCCCTTTGAGCAAAGTGTTGGGACTTTAACAATGGCAGATGGATTGTTTAATGTCCTTTTGGAAGATAGTGGCACAGGTAGTTTGACTGGAACTTTGTATCAATTATTTATTGAAAAAACTACAAGTGGCTCGGTTGCAAATTATCAATTTGTGCTAGGTGGATATGATGACGAAACAGGAGTTTATTTTAATGGAATAACTGGCGCTCATCTTTATAGTAATGGTGCTGATTTATTATTAGATTGTGGAACAGAACAAACATTAGAATTAGTCCAACCAGTTTGGGACGATTTAAGAGTTTCAGCAAGTTCAGTTAAGGTGCAAGGGTCAAGTGGAATACCAAGTTATGTTAAATTCAAAGATGACGGGAGTGGTAGCACAGGGGTTTGGACTTATGATTTTGAGCCTACTAATTTAAACCAAGTTTTCTTTACTGCTCAAATGCCTCATACTTATAAAGAGGGAACTGACTTAATGCCCCACGTCCATTGGAGTCCTAAATCAACTAATACGGGAGATGTGGATTGGATTTTAGAATATACAATCGTAAATATAGGTGGGACTTTTGGAAATACTACGACAATCCATATGCTTGATACTGCCGACGGAGTAATTGATAAGCACCAAATTTCAGTTGGTGACGCTATTGACGGAAGTGGATTAGGGATTTCCCATATGATAGTTTGCAGATTATATCGGGACGGAGGGGAAGGGGACGACGACTTTACTGGCGACGCTTCATTATTAGAATTTGATTTACATTTTCAAATTGATACAATGGGGTCAAGGAGAGAACTATATAAAAACCCAGCTTAATAAATAAACTAAATTTATGACAAATGAAAAATTAGTAGCACTAGGAAAATTGATATATAATAAGATAGAGCAAGACTATACTTTATTGAAAGCTGGCAAGCCAATACTACCTGCCGAAATGATGTCAAATAGATTGCTTGGTATGATTAGTGATAAGGACAAAGACGCTTTATTGATTGAGTTGGCGAAAGCTCAAAAAGAATTAGAGGTGGCAAGTAAAGCAGAAAACATTGACGCAATCGAGGTTAGTGCAGACGCCAAGATTGCTGATTTAGATAAGTTAATTTAAAAAACCTTGTTTCTATATTCATTAAGAATATGCAAGGGGAGAGAAAAAAATGAAAATAAAAGTATTGCTAGAGATAGCAAAGGGAATTAAAACCCTAGAAAAAGTTGTAGCGGGCAAGGCGACTTATGCAATCGCTAAAAACAAAAGAACTATCAAAGGGCTAGTTGAACCAATCCTTGAAACTATCAAGGCTATGCAAGAGAAATATGCAGAAAGGGACGCAGATGGTAAAACCATAATGGAGGGACACGGAATTAAGATGAAAGATCTTGCGGGATTTGAAAAAGAATATAAGGAATTTATCGAGAAAGAAGAAGAAATTAAAATTCATTATATTAAGGAGGAAGATTTGCCAAAAGATCTAAGTGTGGAACAAGCAGACGCTATTCTATATTTTGTAAAATAGTTTTATTACTCACTAACGATATAATGTGCGGAAAGCCTCGATGTCGTTAGTAGTAAGGAAATTATATGATTACTCTATATTGTCCAAGGTGCAATAAATCTATTGGAGAGGTCGATGGTGTATGCGACGATGGAGTCATTCTTAGAAAGCTTTGTGATGAGTGTGGGAAAACTATTGATTTTAAGATAAGGTATAAGGCAAAAGGGGAGGTATTAGTAGAAAAAAATTTGACAGAATAGCCTTTATCGTGCTATAATTGTTATACAATAAAATATTAAAACATTGTGCTGGAAGCCTATCGGTTGTAATATCGCCGAGATTAAGGGCTTTTTTTTGTGCAAAAAATTAAGCTTTAAATAAAAAAAACAAATGCTAAAAAAACTAAAGGGGAATTTGGAAACAAAGGAGGCAGGAGTTATTGAGGGTATTGCGTCGACAGATGCTACCGATCGACACGGCGAAGTCGTTAAGCAAGATGGCTGGGACTTGAAAAACTTTAAGGATAACCCCGTTTTAATGCTATCTCACAACTATCAGGAATTTCCAATCGGGAAAGTCACCGACATTAAAGTTGTCGATGGAGTTCTGAAATTTAAAGCTGAATTTACCAAAGTGACTGCCGTAGCGAGAGAAGCTTTTGATTTAGTTAAGGAGGGAATTATGAATTGCTTGTCCGTTGGATTTGTTGCGAAAGAATATGATGAAGCCGATCGAAGAATTATTACAAAAGCAGAATTGTTAGAAATTAGTTTAGTTTCGATACCTGCCAATCAAGAAGCTGTGATTACAGCCAAAGGAATGGCTAAAGATAATAAACTTGCAGATAGTCTAGTAAAGCATTTTCTAGTTGAAAATCCTGAAATGATTAAAAAAGAAATCCCCACCAAAGTTGTCCTTAAAAAAGACAACCAAATAAATGGAGAAGATGGGAAAAAGGTCGATGCAGAAGTCCTAAGTAGAAAGCTGTTGCAAACAACAGTCGGACACTTACAGGTCATTTTGTCAAAAACAAAACCTAGAAAAGGAGGTGAACAAACATAATGACGAAAGAAAACGAAATAAAACTTACCGATGATGAAGTAGCAAAAGCTAAGTTGATGGCAGAAACCGTCAAGGAGGCACTTGGACTCGACAGTATCAAATCGGATTTATCCGAAATGAAAACTGATATGGGCTCTAAGGCTGACAAGCAGATCTTTAAGGTCTTTGTTGGTGCTGATGTTGAAAAGGAAGTTGGAGATTTAGAACCCGAAGAAAAGGTTAAGGCTTTTTCAAGAGCTTTGGCTTTCGGAGATGAGGCTTCTATTAAAGCTTTGTCCGAGGGATCTAATCCTGATGGTGGATATACTGTTCCCCAAGATTTTTATAAAAGTTTAGTTTCAGAAATCACCGAAGAGGCGATTATGAGAAAGAACGTTAAGGTTATAAAAATGAATACAAATGTCTTTACTATGTCCAAAAAAGAGGGACAGGTTAAAGCCACTTGGACTTTGGAAAATGCAACAAAATCTACTACTACGATGCACTTTTCTCAACCTACTATCACCGCTTTTAAATTGGCGGCGATAATTTATCTTTCAGATGAATTGATTGACGACTCCGCATTCGACCTTACTGATGTTATCATTAAGGACTTTGCAGACGAGATCGCTTCTATGGAAGATGAAGCTATTGTAAACGGAAGTGGAACTGCTCAACCTACTGGATTTTTCCAAGCTGGAACTATCAAAACGGTTAAGTATACTGGAAGTATTGACTTTGATTCTATTATTAACTTAATTTATGCTCTACCTGCGAAATATCGTAAGGGGAACAAGGCTAAGTTTTTTATCAACACAGATGATATCAAAAATTTAAGCAAGATCAAGGATACTGCTGGACGTTATATTTGGGCTGAACCTGTATCTGCTGGACAACCTGCTACCATTAAAGGGTTTGCAGTAGTTGAGCAAAGCGACGTGCCCGTCGGAAAGATCCTCTTTGGGGATACTATGACTGCATATTGGTTAGGGGACAGACAAAATATTACGGTTAAGATTACGCAAGATTCAGAAACAACTTTTACTCAGGATAAAACTGGTATTAGAGTTGTAGAACGAATTGGTGGTAATGTTATCATTCCTAACGCTGTTAGAATTCTACAATCAGCTTAATCAAGCTGGTTTAGTTTGTTAGCTTACTCTGCCGATATCTTCATCGGTAGGGATAAGATAATAAAATGCAAAAGATAATTTTAAAAAGGACTAAAGAAGTCAAGGACGTTCCTAATAATATCGCCCATACTTTAATTGATAGCGGGCAAGCAAGTTTATATTCTTACAAGCACGGCGAAGTAAGAAAAGAAACGATCGGAAAAGAAGTGGCAAGTCCGAAGAGGGACAAGATGATTAAAAAATCTAAGAACAAATCAATATAATGTTAGTCACCGTAGAAGAAGTTAAAACTTTTTTGGGAATAAAAAACAATACGCAGAATGCGGTTATTGAAATGCTTATTGGTGCAATGACTAGCTACATAGAAAATCATTGCCAAAGAAAATTCGAAGCTGACGATTATATTGAAAAACAAGACGGAACTGGAAACTGCGAACTACTTTTAAATCAATATCCTATCAATTCGATAACGAGGTTAGAAAGAAATCAATCCCTTAACAATACAGAAAGTTTTGTCACCGTAGACGCAGAAGAGTATTTTAGTGCCGAAAAGAGCGGGATACTTACAAAAATTACTTCTTTTCTTAGAGGTAAGCAAAATTATAAAATAACCTACAATGCTGGATATGCAGAGGCAGACGTTCCCGAAGATCTAAAGTATTGTTGCCAAGTTTTAATTAGTGAAGCAATGGGACACCGAAAAAATACTGGACTTAAAAGCGAGAGCTTGGGCGACCATAGCGTTTCGTTTGGGGCGAGTGTCCAAAGCAATCCAGTAATCAAGAATATTTTATCGGGCTACCGAAAAATACCAATATGTTAATTCAATTAGATAGGACAATTTCTATCCACAGGTTATCAACCGTAGATGGAAATAAAACCTCATACATTACCTACACGACGACGATGGAAGCTACGATCCAACCCCTATCTGATTCAAAGGCAGGAATGGCAGGCGGAGCGAGTGGTTCACTATTCAAAATATACCTAGACGCGGGAAAGAATATTCAGGAAAACGACGAAGTCAGAGATGATGATGGAAATATTTATAAAGTAATTAGCGGAGGAATACATAATAGAAACGATGGATTTGTTGCAGATTATTTAGAGGTCACAGTTCAAAAGATAAATCAATAAAATGGTTGTAGTAGTAAAACTCATTAACAAGCGAAGCCTACTAAAATCTTGGGCTATTGCACCTGAAAAGATGGTAAACGGCTTAGATGGGGCTGTGAAAGCGACGAGCGTGTTCATTACAGGACTAACAAAGATAAATATAACGACTGGTGAGGGAATGTGGAAGCCACCGATCAAGACTGGGCAGATGAGATTAGGCGTTCAACCTCAAAAATTAGGAAGATTGAAAGCAATGGTTAGCACAAGCAGAAGAACTCCTTACGCCGTATTTGTCCACGATGGAACAAAGAAGATGAGAGCAAGACCTTTCTTTGAAATAACTGCGAAAAGAGGAGCACTAAAGATTCAAAAATTCTTTGGATCGTATATGGATAAAGTAATTAAAGATATTTTCCGATGAGTTTTATAACATTATTAGACAAAATAATATCAGTTCTGAATTCTATTGATGATATTCAAGAGGTTAGCGAATATCCAAATCAGCAATTTACTGGATTCCCTGCGGTGATGGTTTCAGGCGACGGCAACACTTCTGATTATGAAACAACCTGTGAGAATAAAGAAGTTTACGCATTTTCATTATTTGCATTCTACGACCTAGAATTTCTGAAAGCAAAGAAAAGTTGGAGGGTTATGCTAGAGCTATGCGATACGATAAGAGATACCTTTGACAACGACGAATTTTTAAATGGAATATTGATGCCTGATGGTCGAGTTTTACTGGGTGTCAGACCAACCGTTTCGCAAATCGCGGAAGACGATAGCGGTAAATATGTCGTAGCCAAAATAGATTTAGCAATCCAAGTATCAAAAAAAGTAAATTAAATTAAATTAAATAAAATTAAAAAAAACGTATGGGAAAATTTATTGGACGCTTAACTAGCGTAGGGATCGGAAAAGAAACAACAAGAGGCGTTGGAGTGCCTGCTGAATTTTCTTTACCAAAAACATCTATCGACTTTGACGCTAAGGCGAACAAAGCTGTTAGTGGAGAAAGTCTAGGAGTAATAAGTGAAATGGGAAATCAAGCTATCGTCACAGCAGAATTTTCAGAGGGAAGCATCGAGGGCGAAATCAATGTCAATTCTTTTGGATTGCTTTTTGTTGCTATCTTGGGAGGAGTTAGTTCAGTAGCAGAGCTAGGAGCTTTTAAACATACCTATTCTCTATTGGAAAGTAATCAACACCAATCTCTTTCAGTCTTAATGCAAGATGGAGATTTGGGCGATACAATATTTAAGAATTGTATGGTTGACAGTTTTGAAATGACAGTTGCAATGGAAGATCCAGTTAAATTTAATGTTGGATTGAAAGGAAAGAAACCGAATACCAGCGACTACACTCCCGTTTATGCCGAGGACTACAAATTTGTTGGAAGAGATTTAGAATTCAAAGTTGCAAGTAGTGTTGCAGGTCTAGCAGGTGCTAGTGCAGTTTGCTTGAAAGATCTTAATATCACCATAAATAAAAATGCTGAATACGATTATTGCTTAGGAACTCTTGAAGCTGACGACATTCACAATAAGCAAATCAAAATTGAGGGATCAATCACTCTAAATTATGAGGATCGAACTTGGAGAGATTATATGTTGAACGGGGATTACAAAGCTATCGGTATCAAGCTTACCAATACTAGAGATGCGATCGGAACAAATCTTCCAAAACTTTATCTTGAATTGCCTAGAGTTCACTTTAGCGAATGGGAAAGTGCTAGAGAAAATGATGAGATTGCAAAGCAAAGCTTGAATTTCACAGCCTTGTATGATCTAGATAGCGGAAAGTTAATCTCTGATGCGTATATTGTTAATACCACAGTATCTTACTAATAAAAATAATTTAATATAATCTTATGGAGAGAGAAAAGAATGAGATGGTTCTGCCATCTTGCAAAAAAAAGGTTAAGATAAAATCCTACTTAAATGTGGGTGAACAAAGAAAACTGTCAGAGGCTTTAATGAGTGGAAAAGATATCAACCCTGATGGGGGAGATGAATTTAAGATGAGCTATGATGGAATGAACAAATACCAAAATACTCTGATAGAGTTGGCGGTAATTAGTTTCGATGGGCTAGAAGAAAGAATTTTAGAAAGGATAGAAGATTTAAAAGACATCGAAGACTTTAGAGCTTTAATTGATGAATTGACAAAGCTTACTAAAGATGAAAAAAAAAAGAAATCGACAAAGACTATTGGGAACTCCTAAGAAGAGGAAAGGGTAAAATTTCTAAAGATTTATCAACTGCAATGCTGATTAAAAATACTGGTTGGACTTATCAAGAATATTTGATCCAACCAGTATGGTTAATAGAAGCTCTAATAACTATGAATAATTTAGATGCAGAAAAATCGAATAACAAATAAGATAGCGTTATGTCAACCTCACAAGTTCAACTTTTAATCCAAGCCCAAGACAATGCTACTAAAGAAATTAAAAGAGTTTCTGGTGAGTTGAACAGACTATCAGCTACTCAATCTAAACTAAATAAGAAAGCGGTCACCGATACTAATAATTTCAGAGGTAGCATACTAAGCGTAGGAACGGCAATAAAGGGTATTGCTGTTTTAATGGCAGGCAAATTAGCCAAAGCTATGATTACAAGTGCGTCCTCAATGGAGCAGGCTGGTATCGCCTTTGAAACTATGGTGGGTAATGCTAGGGAAGCCCAAGCTTTATTAAAACAAGTTAGTGTATTCGCAGAAAAAACCCCGTTCGATTTGCCCGAGGTTGTTTCAGGTGCTAAAAATTTGTTAGCCTATGGTGTAGCAACTCAAAACATTCTACCAACATTGAAAGCTTTAGGTGATGTTTCTGCTGGGCTTAGTGTAGATCTGAATAGATTGATCTTGAATTATGGACAGGTTAAAACGCAGACAAAATTGACAGGTATGGAGATGAGAGATTTTCTTAGAGCTGGTGTCCCGTTGATTAGTGAGTTAGCTAAAAACTTAGATGTAAGTGAGTCGAAGATCAAGGAGATGGTTAGTGCTGGTAAAGTTGGTTTTAAAGACGTAGAAAAAGCTTTCCAAACAATGACAGGAGAGGGCGGAAGATTTAAGGATCTGATGGAAAGACAATCAAAAAGTTTATCAGGAACATTAAGCAATTTGCGAGATGTGTTTTTTAGGTTAGGAGCTACGATCGTAGGTGTTAGCGAAACTGGGCAGGTTATGGATCATAGCCTATTCCAAACGCTAATAAATTCTTCACAGCAATTATTGAAAGAATTAGATAAAAATAAAATACAAATAATGCTATGGGGTAATGCCCTAATCCAAGGTTTCACTTGGGTATTCAGAACTATATTTAACGTAGCCTCAATAATAATTAAATCTATTGTTGGTGCATTAAAAGCTTTTGTTTCTGTATTTATTGACGCTTTTAAGACTGTTCAAAACGTATTAGACGGAGATTTTTCTGTAAGCACGGAAACTACTAGCAACGCAGTTAGCGATATGGAGGAGTCAATTAAAACTGATATGTTTGATATGAAAGACGCTTTTACGGATTCCTTTGTAAGCGTTGAAAATCAATTTAATAATTATGGAGATAATTTAGAGCTTGCTGGACAAGACACAAAAGACTTTGCTGACGACGCTGAAAGTGAAATGAGCAAGGCAGAGGCTTCTATGGTTAAAAAGATTGATGCTATTGTAAAGAAATTTGGAAAATTAAAGAAAGCATACAAAGAAAATAAAAAAGATTTAAAAGAGTCTTTTAAGGAAGAACAGGGTGAGGATAGAGTCGCTCTAGCCGAGGGTATCGCTGGTGAGCTTTTAGCAAAGGAGGAAGAAGTTAGATCACTCACAGATAAAATTTATGAAGCTGAAACCGAAGACGAAAAAGAAGCTTTAATCGAGCAACAGAAAAACGCACAAGCTTTCTTAGATGCTCACTTAGCCGATCAAATTAAATATGCAGAAGATATAAAAGAATTAAGAGATTTCAACGATCTAGATGTAATTGAACAAATGAAAGCTCAATTTGAAAAAGAGCAGGAAGAAAAAGCAGAACAATATAAAGAAGATAAAAAAGAATTAAAGAAAAGATATAAAGAGCAAAAGGAAGATTTAAAGGATCAATTAAAAGACCTGATAAAAGAAATGGAAAAGTTTGAGGGATCAAGCGTCTTTAAAAGGATTGCTGAAAAGTTTAGTGCTCTAGGAATAAAGGCTGACAACGACCACAAGCAATTTGGTGGATCTGTTCAAAGCGGTCAATCTTATGTAGTCGGTGAGCATCGCCCCGAAGTTTTTGTGCCGAGTCAATCAGGAAATATAAAACAAGTAGAGGGTGGCGGAGGTAAAGAAGTAAATATCAATTTTAATAATGTGAATGTTCGTAGCGAAAATGATTTGAGAAGTATTATAGGTGCAGTAAAGCAAGCCCTAAAAGTAGATAATTTAAAAGCCCAATATGGGATAAGAACTTAAAGATATGTCAAGAACACAAATAACTTTTAATGGAAATAATCTTCAAGGAGATGATATAATCATCGGCGAGATTCAACACGAGGACATTGCAAATAAAACTTTGAATATTCAAAAGTTTTCTTCTATGGGTGGAGGCAAATTAAATGATATCGGTTTCAATAGCAAGAGGATTAAGATGCAAGGAATGATCCGAGGAACTTCCAAGTCTGACTTAGAAAATAGTATTGATGATCTAAAAAGGCTTTTGAATTACAGAGAGAAAGATTTAGACATAGCTTATGATGGAGGAACTAGGAGATACATCGCGACTCTAAGCTCGATAGGTTTTAACAGAAAATCTTATACTATAACTAATATTGAGTTTGAGATTGAGTTTATTATAACTGATCCCGCTTTTGGAACAGCTTTGGATAGTGCAACGATTGAGAGCCTTGGGAATACTGATTCTTCGGTTTCAACGACAACGATGGACAACGCTGGAAATGCTAATTTCGTTGGGACTATAAAACCTTTTCCGAAAATCAAACTGACAATCAACGCTTGCTTAGGAATTAAAAGACTCTATTTCGAGAATACAAATGATGAGGGATTTTTTAGCAGAACTAAAATCAATATGCCGAGTGCTAGAAAATTTCAAAATGGTGATATAATAATAATAGATATTGAAAACGGGGATATTACCTTGAATGGTGAAGCGGTAGAATATCAAGATGGTTTTCCAAAATTTTCTCTGACTGATAACGACTGGAATTTAAAGGTAGTAGGACAAAGCTACAATATAGATGTTCAAATAATTTATTACTCATTATGGCTATAAAATCACAATCTAAAATTTGCAAGAGCGTCGCAGAAGAAATTACAGACGACGAGGCTTCTTGGGGTAGTTTAGATAATGCTACAAAAGACGACGGAAACCCAGCCGTTTGCGATAGTGGTGGTTGTTCTACTTGCACACTATATTCAAATAGACTTGTCGCTACTAAGTTTGATTTTTTGATACCAAGGAATGCAAAAATAATCGGAATAGTAGCAACGATAAGCCACCAAGATAGTCAAGTCCTTGGTAATATTTGGGATAGAAGTTTATATTTAATTAGAAATGGCGGAATAGCGGGGGAAGAAAAATCTTATGGTTATTCAGATTGGAACGCCGATAGTGGAGTATATGAAGAAAGGACTTATCCTCAAAGTGGAGATACTGACGACTTATGGGGACAAGTAGATTTAACTCCCGAGATTGTAAATTCAGAAGATTTTGGAATTGGATTAGAAGTAGGATTGGGTAGTAGCGTTTTCACAGCCCCGAACGCGTGGGTTAATTTTATGAAGCTTACGATTTATTATGAAGAACCCGACGTAATTGAGAGTGGCGATGTAGAAGTCCCGATACCCGAAGATGAACAAATAGTAGACTCAAAAAAGCAATTATTCGCTAAGATTTTTTCCCCTAGCGGTAAGTATATTACGTCGCTTAATGAAGATGATTTCGTAGATCCTATTTCCTTTACAACAAATATAAACGACGGGCTTTCAGGAATAGAAATGAAGTTAGTCCACAAATATAATGATATGAAATATCCTGCTAGTGGTGATATTTCCGTAGGTGGTAAAGAAATATCTACCTACAAAGGATTGGATAAATTATATCTCGGAATAAGGTTAGGAAATTTAATAGTATTTTACATTTCAGATAGAGAAGTTTTAAATAAGAAAATTTATAGTGGTTATATTGGTGGGTTTAATTTATCTAAGGTTGGTGAAGCGGAAGAATTAAGCGTTGATGTTATCCCTAATATTACTCGGTTCGCGTCTTCGGTGCTAACAACTGCATCAGGAAAGACTATCGTTCCTTACAATAGCCAAGATCCAGCAGATATTCTGAAAGATATAGTCGATAGCTTAAATCTATCTACTACTTACGATGGATTAAGTATCAATGACGTTGGAGTATCTAGGACATATTCTTTTAATGGAAGCACCGCTTTGGAAGCTTTAAAAAAGGTCATTCAGTTATGCCCTTACGGTTGGTTCTTCTACATTGGAGGCGACAATCTAGTTCACCTGAAAAACTTTTTTGATAATACTCAAATAACTGAACACGTTGTCCCAATCCAAAACGTAGTATCTTTCTCTACAAGTAGATCTATATTTAATATAAGGAATAGGGTTTACTTTCTCGGAGGTGGAGATCCAGCACTTTATAAAATTTATGAAAAGACTGGGAGTATGCGAACGTATGGAATTTTTGAAGAAAGAATTGTAGATGAAAGAGTAGAGCTAGAGGGAACGGCAGATATTATCGCTGAAAGATATTTAAAACAACAATCGAAACCGACAGCCGAATTAGTTATCGAGGTTATGGATAGCAATTACTCGAAGAAAGGAATTGATATTGAGAACGTAAAGATTGGCGATGTTGTAAAATTGCAAACAGATGAGTTTGATAATTCAGAAACTAACTGGGGAGAATTCACTTGGGGTAAAGCATACTGGCTATATAGTTTATATGAATACGCTGGAATTCCCGCTTACGTTCAATCCATAGACTATCAATATGATAGAGCTATCCTAAACTGCGTATTTGAACTCCCACAACAAGATAATAGAATTGAAGACATAAATAGGGATTTAACTAAATATAGGTTTAAGGACGCACCCGAAAAACCTACATCTTAAAAATAATTATATGCCACTACCAAACGAACTACAAAATAATACCTTGGCAGATGCCGAGGAAGTGATGGAAAATTTTAATTACCTCGATAATAAATCAAATGGGGTCGGACTTGTGAATGGAAAAATTGTTGTGAGTGTTTCCTCTGACGATTTGATAATCGCGATTAAAACAATGGCGGGAAATGACCCGAGTGAAGCCGAGCCTGTATTTTGTAGGATTGGGGACGCAATAAGGAAACTTACTTCGGCTTTATCAATGCCGTTAGCCGACGGGACGAATTGGTTTAATTCAGCACAAGGAATATTGGACGGACAAGAAATAGATTACTTTGCTTATTTAGGATACAACGTAGATCAAGAGGAGATTACTCTTGCCGTTTCTAGGATTCCTTGGGCAGAACAATATAGCTATTTCTCTACGACTTCAAATAATAATAAATATGGAGCGGTTAATAATAGGACAGGAGCAGACGCAGACGATCCGTATACAAATATAGGTAGATTTTCTGCTACACTTTCCTCTGCTTATGATTGGACTATCGCGGGGACAGAACCTTACCGACTTATTCAAAGACCTATTTTTGAAACGCGTTGGTTAAGTTTTGACGCGTCTTTTGCAAGTGTGACAAAAGGAAACGGAACTTATAGTGCAAAATATAAAGTGGTTGGCAGGACTTTGATTTGGAGAGTAGAATTTACTTTTGGTAGCACCTCGGTAATGGGAAGCAATGCAGGTTTAGGCTCACTTCCATTCACGACAACAGGATCTTCTACTGACGGAAGAACGCTAGTAGAATACTACGACGCTGGCTCAACCAATCATTATAAAGGTTGTTTTGTTGGGTCAGTTTTTACTCCTTACAATGTGATTGGATCTTATGTTCAAGTGACTACTATTAGTTCAACGATACCTTTCACTTGGGCGACTAACGATACAATCGCAATAAGCACAGTAGCGGAAGAAATAACTTAATCAAAAAAAATGCAATCCGATGGCGACAAAACAAGAATTAAAAAGACAACTGGAAATGAAAAATTGCCAAGAGATTTTAACCGACGAATGCGTCGCAAGAAACAAGGCAACTATAAAATACGGGGACGAAACTTTTGCAAGGTTGGATATGTTCAATGTGGTAAAGGGTATTGTATTCACGCTTGTCGGACTATTATGCTTTGGTGTGATTGGTGCGTTAATCAATTTAGTCTTAAAATAATGAAAGCGAAAATTTCTCATTTTGTCCTGTGCATAGCCTTAGCAATCATTTCGATTGGTGGATTCTTCTTAATTTATTTGTATTTTATTGACGGCGTTTTTGTCGGAAAACCGCTCACGCATTTTGACTCTACTGTTTTAGAAACGACGCAGTCGGAATATAAAAGAGGAGAAGCTATAAATGTTAATTGGCATTTTTGCAAAGGTGTGAATGATGTCGCTACAATCAAAGTTAATATGGTTGATGGTGTTGTAGTTTATCTCCCAAAGATCGAGGGCGTAAGACAAATTGGTTGCTACGATGGAGTCGATAATATTGTTAAATCTATACCTAACACGGTGGACAATGGGCTATACCATATAGAGGCAGATGTCTACTATCAAGTGAATAAAGTAAAAAGAATTTATTACCATTTTATAAGTAATGATTTTATGATAGTCGGTGGGGCGAAGCCCGACTTTACTGATTAGTCAGTTCTTTGAAAGGAGGGTGCAATGACTAGGGTTTGGAACGATTTAAAACGGGAATGGGAGAAGCGACTCCTATACTGCTATATTTGTTTCAGAGTTTTAAACTGTGAAAATAAAAAGGGAGGAGGGCAGATCCGTGATTGTGAAAATTGTAGTTGGAATGTGGGTTGCGTTGGCGGTTGTAGGATTGAGAATGTTTCAGATGGCGAGCTCGTCAAAAACGCCAAAGCCTATCACGCTTGTAGGCATTGCAAAGCCAAGCGTATGGCAAACCCTTAAAGCTGGGAGGCGATGATGGAAGAAAAAAAATTGACAACGATGTATCAATGCCCGACTTGTCAAAGATTTAAGCATTTTAGCGAATGGCTTAAAATTGATGAGATGGAAGACGACGATGCCTTAGAACTTATTGTAAGATTTGAAAGAGGCGAAATAATCATTAACGGGACTATCTATTGCCCCAAGCACAGAAAAAAATAATTGTTAGGGGAGGTAATATTTCTCCCCTAATCAATTTGTTAGATGAAATTTGTGGACAATACCCTCTCCCCATTGTCCACGAATTTCTACTAATAAATTAAAAACAATTATGCGTAGATTATATTTATTCGCCCATAACAAAGAAAATTTTGTTAGCGTAGGCGACAAAGTGAAAGCTTACGAAACAAAGATAGCTTCGATTGGAAAGGGATATCAAAATCAGTATTCGGCTCACCTCCACCCGTCAATTTCAGATAAATTAACTCCTGAACAAATTAAGGGTTATGTTAATGGCTGGTCTAAAAGTAAAGTCAAAGAGCATTATACTAAACCGAGCACTCTGATTGATATTGATAGAATGTGTGGAAAGAAAATGGATATTGGAAATTTAGGTTATGCTTGGTTGCAAGATTATGGTGCTGGATTTCACCCGTCCGAAGATGTTAATTCTCCGCAAGGAGGGGACAGCGATTTAGGATTAGAATTTGATAGTCCTATAAATGGTAAGGTTGTTAGATCCGAAAACTGGGGTAGAGGTTGGGGACTGATTATTTTGATCGAGGTGGAAGACGAAGACGATTTCGATTATGGAGAAGCAGAAAATAAAACAGAGGCGATTGATAATATTTGTGGGATAGTAGATTATAATTATCATTCTAGATTTGATGATAAAGATACTGACAGGCTGACTGAAATAATCAGAGTGCTTGCACAAGAACCCGAATGTATTGCAGAGAAGAAAGAGATCGAAATATTGAAAGGAGAAATACTTTTATTGAATGCGGATCTCACTAACTATGAGGCGGTTAAAATTCTGAACGCTGAATTGGAAGCAAAAGTAATAACACTAGAGGGAAAAATTGAAAACCAAAGATCTCAAATTCTTTCCTTAGAAGAAAAATTGCGTAAGTGTAAAAAAGAGTTGGAAGTCCAAACTGCGATAGCTGAAAAAAACTTAGAGGCGGTCGGGATCGTAAGACTTCTACAAGAGGCGTTTAAAAAATTATTTAACTACAAATAATATGAAACTATTTGAAAGTGCGAGTAAGATTGTTTTTATCCTGATAACGATTTCAGTAATTGTTGGAATGTTTATGGGGATCATCGAGGCGAAAGATTATATGCTTTTGGCTACAATGGTTTTCACTTACTACTTCACCAACAAAGGAAACAAGTCAAATGAGTATTTAGGAAAATAAAAACAAAAGCGGGGTGATCTCTTAGTGATTTCATTCGGCAAAATTAAAATTAAAAAGCGGTTAGGGAACTGGACAATTCCACCAAGCAGTTCTCCCTATCTGCTTTTTTTATTTGTTTACAAACGTTTATAAACAAAATAAGTATGGCTTATTTAAGCCTAATCTAGACATAATGCTTGACAAAAAACCAACCATATGCTAGTATAGAAACACGGTAAGAGATGGGACGGAGCGTTAAGAGCCAATTATAAATTTCTCTTTAAACTATCCGTCCTGCCTCTAATTAAATAGTTAATTAAAAACTATGAAAATCATCGAATATGTAGGGGGAGTTAAGAAGTATAGCTTTGAAATCGGAATGGGAATTACATTGGAGATTATCGTAGAGGGAAAAATGTCGAGAGTAGTATTTAATAATCAATAAAAAATTTGTAGGGTGAGCAAATTATAAACCAAATGAAAGTTTATAAAAAGCGAAAAGCTAAGAATAAATTTAAGCAGTTTACAATTAGATTAGTATTGAATGCTCTAGTCTTGATCGGTATGCTTGCATCTCTAAACTTGGGTATAGAGTATGTAAAAACCATCAGGATACATAAAGAGGTTTTAATAATTATAGGGGAAAAAATTGACGGTGCGTTGGTGGGTAGATTGGGGGACGAGGGTGAAAATCTATCTTCGAGTTCACAGGTCAAGCCAAGCGGTGAGGAGGGACACAGTCCCTCCGAGCCAACGGGATTTAAAGAAATAGTGCAGATCATTTTCAGATTAGAAAGTTCAGGCGGACGAAATGTTAATTGCCCCGAGGGGAAATTTAACGGATATGGTTATAGACAAAATACTAAAGAGTGGGTTTGTTATGACACGCAGGAAGAAATAGATTTGATTGTTGAGGCTGACATAAAACACAAACTTGAAACCTACGATTTGCCGACTGCCCTTTGTGGATATAATATGGGATTTCAACACAAAGACTTTCAGATGTGTCTAGATCAGAAAAAAGAATACCCTTACTATCGAGATTATTTAATAATTAAAAATCAATAAAGCGTATGACAAAGGAAATCAAGGTTGGAGTAAGAGAGGTTGGTAAAGAATTATATTTAAGTAAAGATCTTGGAGAGGGAACGCTAGGAGATACAAAATTTAAGGCAATTCTTAGACTTCCCGATCATAGTATAATTGTGGAAGTAGGTGAGAAAAATTATATAGTTGAGAGCCAAGATATTATTTCTGCGGTAGTAGAATTTCACGATCAATCTAAAAAATAATATGCCAAAAGGAGTATATAAACATAAAAAACTTTCAGAGGCTCACAAGAAAAAGTTAAGTGAATCTTGGACTTTGGAAAAACGAACATCTTTAGCGATAAAGGTTTCGGGGAGAATGACTCCCAAATTAAAGAGGCACTTGTCCAAAAAATTGTTGGCTTATAATAAAAGTATCGGAAGAAGTGGAACGGTAGATATTCAATGCACACAATATTGGGATAAGGAGACTAAAAGATTTAAGGTCAAAATAAAAAATGTATAAAAGAAAATGGAAAGTTAATGAGGGTAGGCTTGACGGTATCGCATTGAAGCGAGCGATCTTTGCACCGAAGAAAGCAGAAACAACTAAGATAAGATTAGCTAGATTATTTGTTGAACATTCTTTAAGTGATTTCTCATCTTGGCGAAGAGAGCGGAAACTTTTAGGAAAATCGCACAGCACGATTGAATATGTTTTAGGAAAATAATACTTGACAAAAAACAAAGTATCTGATAAGATTAGAATATAATAATAATACAAATATGGATAAGAGAGTAAAGGTAGACAAACAAGATGTCCTAGATTACATAGTAGCCTATGAGCATTTTCATCGGATAAAATTCAAGGTCAAGGGTATTTATCCAAGCTCTAATTTATTGTCATTAGTTTTCCCGATCGGACTCGAACGGGCAAGACAGATCAGAGTAGAATTAGAGGGTAGATATAAAAAAGTCTTTAGTGAAACAAAGGCTTATCGTAAACCAACAATAATTCATAATCCTTAAACAAAATAATATGGCACAAGGAAAAGGTAAGGAAGTCAAAAAGACTCCCAAGGTAGTCGAACCTAAAAAGGCTATCATCGAGAAAAAGCCCGAAGCAGTTGTAGTGACTGGCGGGAAGTCTTCAATAGAAAGTTTGATCTCTACGGCGATCAATAATAAAGTTCCAGTTGAAACATTGGAGCGTCTTATGATTATGCGGAGAGAGCTAAGGGAAGAGCAAGCTAAGATTGATTTCGATATAGCTATGTCAGGCTTCCAAGGTGAGTGTCCAATAATCACTAAAGGCAAGACGGCTGGAAATAATAATTTTAGTTATAAGTTTGCTTCGCTCGATATGATCGTTAAGCAAGTGAGAGCTACTTTAGCTAAACACGGTTTTTCGTATACTTTCAATTCTGAAAAGGCTAACGGATCAATCAAGACGATTTGCAATGTGAAACATATTTCAGGACATACGGAAACTAGCATCTTTGAAATTACCGTAGATACTGGTGCAAAAATGAATAACTCTCAAAAAGACGGATCTGCTTCAACCTATGGTAAGCGGTATGCTTTTTGTAATGCCTTTGGCATTCTAACGGGGGACGAAGACGACGATGCGGGGCAGGTGGAACAATCCCCTCCAAACGCCCCAAGAGCACCTTACGCCCCATCACAGGACGCACCAGCACCAATTAAGGCTTATCCTAAAGCACCGCAGACTGGACAATATGGTGAACCCATTAAAGTTTACCCAAAAGCACCAGCACCCGCTAAAGTTATTGAGCCTATATTAGAATATCAAATCACTATGATTAAATATAAATGTCAACAAGCGAGCGTTGATATTATGGATATTGAAATGAAGATGAAGAAGACGGTAGAGCAATTTACTTTTGAAGAAGCAAAGGCTTTCATTGAAAGATTAGATCAGAAAATTGATCCTATGAAAAATTCTGAACCACCAGTCGACACAATCAATCCAAACAACCAACCGCCACTTGAACAACAGGATCGGTTCAATGTAAAAGATAGCTCATAATCCTATGGCTTTATTATTCGCAATAACAACAGTAGTCTTAATGGTGCTCTCATTCAATCTTGGGCGAGTTGTTCAATACTTTTTGAACTCAAAGCATATTGATAAAATCTCTGAAACTATCGCAACGGAAATGATAAAAGTTGTTAAACTTTCAGAGCTTAAATTAGAGGATAGAGATAAACTACTCGACTCCTTTAGAAAAGGTTTAGAAAAAATTAAAGACGTAAAATAAATGATAGCAGAAAAATGGAACTACAAAACAAACGTGTATGACAAAATAAAACTTCCCGATAGGGCGTGCTTATTTACAGAGGATATGGAAAAGATAATTGCCTGTGCTGAATGTGGAAAATTATTAGAGTTTGGAAGATGTTTTACTTCAAGGGAAATTCATAATTCTATGGGACTTGGATTTGCTGTTTGTGGAGATTGTTATGAGAAAGCTCTCAAAAAAAATCTATGAAAATCTATCTAACAACCGACACCCATTTTGGGCATAAGAAGTTGATAGAATATGGAAGACCTGAAAATTTTGAAGATATTGTTTTTGCTGGGTTGAAAGAATTACCCGATGATTGCTTGCTAATACACCTAGGAGATGTAGGAATGGGATCAGATGGATCTATCCACGAAAAATTTATCACACCTTTAAAATGTAGGAAGATCTTGGTTAGGGGTAATCACGATCATAAATCTGATAGTTGGTATATGGAGAGAGGCTGGGATTTTGTTTGCAAAAGATTTGAGGGAAAATATTTTGGAAAAAAAATTCTTTTCTCTCATATTCCAGTAAAGGACAATAATTTCTACGATGTAAATATTCACGGGCACTTTCACGACTCAACCCATCACACACAAGAAGCTTTTATTTTGGCTGTAATGAATGATAAACACAAATTACTTGCTCTAGAAAAAACAAATTACAAGCCAGTTAGTTTAGAAAAATTTTTAAAATAAAATTATGAACGCTAGAGTAGAAAAAAAAATTAGACAAAACCTTAGAAAAACATTGGCTCGTATAAAACTTGAAAAGCCTTGGTATATTTCAAGAAAAAGATGGGCTAGAATAATTGAGAAATTGTTTAAATCAATATAATGAAAGGAATAAAATTTGAGGGACAACTAAGCAGTATCAATGCTAAGGTCGATGGATCTCTAGGGCTAAGGCTATCAACTCCTGAATTAAAATCAGAAGAAAAGGTTTTAATAATGAGTTTGCAAAACTTAAACCTAGACGTTCAACTAAAACCCAAAGGTGTTGAGGTAAGTAAAATTGAACAGGTTGAGAAAGGGATCAATTCAAAATCCCCGAGTGAAAGATTATACAATGTGATCTTTTGCTACTACAAAAAAATTGAAAGTATAGAGGATTTTGAAACTTTTTACAAGCGACATATTGAAAGCCATATTGATACCTACAAAGAAAAGCTAGATAATAACAAGGTTTAAAACTACTTGACAAAAAGCCAAATAAGGAATAGAATGTAAGCATAACTTTTAAAAATAAAAAGATGGCACAAAAAAGAATGTTTAGCAAATCCATTGTAGACACAGATGCTTTTTTAGAAATGCCACAAACTTCCCAACTGTTATATTTCCACTTAAACTTACAAGCCGACGACGATGGATTTGTTGGTAGCCCAAAAAAAATAATGAGGGGTGGAGGATTTAAGGAAGATGATCTGAAAGTATTATTAGCAAAAAGATTTCTCCTGTCTTTCGAGAGTGGGGTTGTCGTAATAAAACATTGGAAAATTCATAATACTCTTAGACTTGATAGACATACAGCAACAAATTATAAAAAAGAAAAATTAACGCTAAAAACAGGATTAAATAAGGCTTATACTGAAAATGGCAACCAAGTGGCAACCATTGGTGAACACAGTATAGAAGAGATTAGTATAGATAAGAATAGTAAAGAAGAGAACAGTAAAGAAAAAAAATTGGAATCCTCTTCTGAATATTTAAGAAAAGTTCCCGAAGAAGATATTAAAGAATTTGTTTTAAAATTTAATTGTTATGTAAGTGATGTTGTTAGTAAGGCGGAAGATTTAAATGAATGGTGTCTGACTAACGGTAAAAGAAAAAGTAATTACAAATCATTTTTAAGATTTGCTTTAAAAAGAGATTTTGGATTGCGACCAGTTGGAAATGAGGCTGAAAGAAAAAATATCGAAGCCACGCAGAAAAGATATAAAGGATCATCACCCTTTGCAAAAGATTTAACAAAAAAATTTAACGTATAATATTATGGAAAACATTTTAGATTTCGTTAAGAGGGAAGAACCAAAAGCAAGATCAAAGACAAAAGTTCCTATGATCTGCGAAGAGTGTAGTGCTGAATTTTGGGGAGAGGAATGGCTATTGAGAGAAAAGGCTGGCGTCACTTGTCCTCGATGTTGGAGATATAAAAAACTAGACGATCAAGAACAAAACTAAAATAAATTTATGACGTATGTTTTTGAAGATAAAGAAACTGGAATTAAACATCTAAGGGCTGACGATTTATCTGTTTGCCTGTGTGGATTATTAGATGGTTGGACTGAACCTGAACAAGAACCAGTTAAAGAAAGATATGGAACGACTTGTGTTTCTTGCATTGAAGTTATAAAAGAAATAAAAGCATTAAAACTAAAATAAAAAAATGGTGGAAAAATTTTTAATTAAACTTTGTGATCTATTTACTTATCTAGAAGATCTATCTTGGACTGGGGATATGGAAGTTGAAGAGATGGCTAGAAAAGATGTGGATTTCGATTTAAAAAGGTAATAAAAGTATGGAAGAAAAAAAAGCACTATGTCCTCATTGCGGGGCTAAAATGAAAATGTGGAAACACAGTATAACGAGTGGGTTAGTTCAGAGTCTTATGGTCTTTGCAAAAGCGTTAAAAGAAAAAGGAGTTAATGAAGTGCACTTGCAAAGGGACGCTCAATTAAATAAAAACCAATATAATAATTTCCAAAAATTAAAATACTTTGGTCTAGTCGCTAAAGTTAAGGACGGTGATGGAAAATTCAAAGCTGGCTATTGGTTATTGACTAGAAATGGATTGGGATTTTTAAAAGGACAGATAGCAATATCAAGATTTGTTAAAACTTTTAGAAATATAATACAGGAAAGATCAGAGGAAACGGTCGTTATCTCCGATGTTTACAACGAAAGAATGGAACTGGTTTTTTTCCAAGACGAATTTAATTACGAGATTTATCAAAGTAAATTATTATAATATGATAGAAATATACTTCATAAATGAGTTTGCAATAAAAGATGATCGTGGATCTGACTTCACTTTCATAGAATTATCTGCGGGTAATTGTAAGTGTGGTTGTGAGAAAACCTCTATCTCTTTAATGGTATTGGGATTTGGAATAACTATAAGATTTAAAATTTAATTATGAGCGAACAAAAAAGATACTCCATCGACGAAATGGCAGAAATTTCAGATGAGGCTTGGGATAAAATGATTAAGGAAGTTAAGAGCGTTAGGGAAGAGCAAAACAAAAAAAGAATAAAGGAGAAAGTTCTTGGTCTTATGGACGACGATAGAATTTACGATCTAGGGGGAGATATTTCACCAGCTCAATTAGAGCCTATTTTAGAAGAACTAATTAAAAATTTATAATTATGCAATTCAATTCAAATGTTGGACTTAAAAAGAAATGTAAAATTTGTGGGAGTGAGTATATCAAAACTTCAATTTCAAGATATTGCAGTCCGAAGTGTATGGCGGAAAATTCTGAAAAAAAGAAACCTACCTTTAAAGAACTCGCCAAAAAGAAAAAGCAACAAGAAACACTAAGAGCATTGTCGGGAGGCAAGCTTGGATCAGTTCCAAAGAATCAAGTTGTTAGTGAGGGGCTAGGAGAATTCGGAAACAATGGACAATTCCAAAACGTCCAGCGAGGGCATTATGATATTAACGGAATGACGATGTATTTCCGAAGTAAGTGGGAGGCAAACTACGCTCTCTATTTAAATTTCCTGATCGACAATAAAAAAATTAAAGACTGGGACTTTGAACCTGACACTTTTGTTTTTGATGGAATAAGTTTTGGAACAAGAAAGTATACGCCTGATTTTAAAATCAAGAATAATGACGGATCTATTGAATATCACGAGGTTAAGGGATTTATGGACAGCAAGAGCAAGACGAAATTAAAAAGAATGAAAAAATATCACCCTGACGTTAAGTTGATTTTGATTGATAGCACGCAGTATAGACTAATCAGCAGAGAGATCGGAAAGCTTTGTAAATTCTACTAATAAAGCTTGACAAATTAACTACTAACTGATAGAATTACTGTATATGAAATATTTTATAAATAAATTAAAACCTAGGTTTTAGCCACTCTATATCCAAGTAGTCGGAGAGTGGTTTTTGTTTAAATAGTTTATTCTCACTCTTGATAAAGCACCCAGCTCCATTGATGTAAAAGTTGATGGGGACAAGGGTGAAAGTAAATTATATCTAATAAAAACAAATGATTAACCCAAGAAAAATTTTAGTTAAGTTAAGTTTGTTAAGAGAAAAATATAGGATCATTACTTTGATCGAAATGGAAAGTGATTTCTTGCACGATAAATATGGTGCTCTAATCGCCGAAGATCTAGAAGTATTACAAGATGAGCTAAAGGAAGTAAACTCTGTTAAGAATCCAACATCAGATATTAACAAAAAGAAATTTACTATTCAAAATAGAATTCAAGCAGTTAAGCTTTATCAAAATATGGCAAAGGAAGCAAAGGAAAGTTTGACAGATCAAGGCTTGCTTATCGAATCTATGAAAAGGAATCTTTTTAAATAGGAGAGGATTTAAAAACAAAAGAATGAAAATAAAAGTGCCAAGTTTAGAGAGTCTAAGCAATTCGGGCGGTGGCTATACATTCATTAGAAACTTAGAAAAAGGTATTAGCCAGTTTGGACACGAATTAGTGTCGGAGGGGGATTATGATATTTTTTTAATAGCAGGTGCTACTTTATGTTCTCACGAAGAATTCGATGAGGCAAAGAAGATGGGAAAACCCATCATTTTAAGGGTGGACGGAGTTTTAGAAGACAAGATGAATCGAAATACAGGAATGTCTAGATTAAAGAAATTTTCTAAAGAAGCTACTATTGTAGTTTTTCAAACGCATTGGGTTAAGCGAACAATGGAGGCATATTGCGGACAAGGAATGGTTATTAAAAATGGAGTTGATCTGTCTATATTTAAACCGAGAGAGGAAAAGAAGAATTGGGATCGGCTTAGAGTTTTCTATGCACGACACTCTCGGGCAGAGCGGAAAAGATTTGATGAGGTGGTTTGGTTTTGGAGAGAATATAATATAAATCGTCACCACGATACTTTAGTTCTAGCTGGAAAATTTGGAAAAGAAAATCTAGATGTGAATAATCCTTTTGAATTTCACGCTGACGAAAAATTTGAATACAAAGGTAATATAGAAAGTCCACAAGAACTCGCAGATATTATGAAAAATTGTGATATCGCATTCTTGCCGTATTTCGCCGAGCCTTGCTCTAATTTAATTCTAGAAGCCCAAGCTTGCGGATTGCCTGTTTTGTTTTCTCCTCACGGTGGATCTAAAGAGATCGTTGTTAATGGTAGAGTTATTGATTGGGCAAACGAAGAACCGATACAGATGGTTGATAAAGCTATCGCTAGTTCAAAAGCAAACAAAGCAAATTTTAGGCAAGAGCTGGAAGATGAATTTAGTTTGGAAACAATGTGTGAACAATATAACGGTTTATTTTTAACATTAGTAGATACAGAAATTCAAGGTTAATGTCGTCGGGCAAGTCCGTTAGGGTTTACTCGATCCTAGCTTTAGTAGGTTTAGTGCTATCCCTACGTTAAAGCCTTTCCTGACGGCATTAACTTTTAATTAAGAGTTTATGAAAAACTTTTTAAAAAACTTTCTCTTTAGAAGAGAATACAATTTCATTGAAGTAATCCTTATGATTATAGTATATGAGATTTGGGGAGTGATACTTAACATCTTATTTTAAACTATGAAAATTTTACAGGTGGTTGATATTCCCGACTGGGCAATAGGAAAACTAGCAAAAATAAATAGAGATCAAAACGAACACTTAGATATTCGTATTATTGCTATCCACCCAAGAGGACTTAGAAATGAGCCTGAAAAATTTATGGGAATATTTGAGCAAGCCGTTCAGGAGTTTGATCCCGACGTTGTTCATTTTCATTATTGGGATACAGCAAATACTTTATCAAAATCAAAGTTCTGTAATGGCAGAAAGTTAATGCTGACTCATCATAATCAGAAAAATCTTTTAAGCCACGATTGGAGTAATCTAGATCAACTGATCGTCCATACTCAAACTGCAAAGAAGATCCTAGAGGGAGCTGGCTATTGGAATGTTGAAGTTATCCAACACGGAATTGATATTAAGGCTCATTGGTATAATGAAAAATACGATCACGATAACCGAACGCTTGGCTACATTGGTAGGATCGTTCCTTGGAAAGGTCTTAAAGAAATTTTAAAAGCTAGTCGTGAATTAAAAACAGAAACTCTAATAATGGGGCACGTCGACAAACCTAAATATTGGGAAGAGTGTCAGGAGTATCAAGACGTGATGGATCTAAGATTTAAAATGCCCGAAGATAAAAAGTTGGAAACTATTTATGAGATGGGATTTTATGTTGGCAACAGTCGAGATGGATTGGAAGAGGGGACTTTAGGATTTTTGGAAGCTATGTCCTGTGGAATCCCAGTCATTACAACTCCATCAGGGGAAGCTAAAGATATTATTGTTGACGGAGTGAATGGAATCCTAGTTGATTTTGAAAACTACGATAGCCTAAAGGCAGGAATTGAAAAAGCTTTTTCAATGACTCCGCAAGAAAAAGATAAGATGCGACAGAACGCTTGGAACACAGTAAAGAATATGAGCCGAGAGGTAATGGCTAGAAAGTATGAGAGAGTTTATTATAAGTTGGCTTACGATAAAGATTTGGTAAGCGTTGTTATTCCGACTCACGATAGAAGTAAATCAATCGTAGATATTTTAGAGGGATATAAAAGCCAAACTCATAGACCGCTTGAACTTGTAGTCGTTGATGATTTTTCACAAGATTGGGGAGAAACAAGAAAATCTGTCTTGATATTTGCTAAGAAAAATAAATCAGATATCGCTATTAAATTTCTTCAAACTAAAAACCAAGGCTACGGATTGGCAGAAGCAAGAAACACAGGGATCTTTGAAGCGACTGGACATTATATCGTTTTCTCTGACGACAGAATGAAACCGAATGACGACGCGGTAGAATGTTTTGTTGATAGGATTAAGGGTAAAAAAGAAAAATGTGCGGTTTGGGGTGACAAGGGAGCGGGCAAAAGAGATTTTATAGAAAACTTTTTCATCATTAGAAAGAAAGATATTGTTGACGCTGGAATGTTTAACGAAAGAATAAATCAGTATGGCGGGCAGAGCCAAGAGATCCGAGAGAGATTGAAGCACCAAGGCTTTAAATTATATTTTGAACCAAGTGCTATGGCTACTCAAATTATTCGTAGCAAGGGAAAGGACGCAAAGAGATTACCAATATTTATTATGAAAACAAAATTATGGTTGCTGAAAAATTAAAAATTGATTTCGGTGGTGGGGAAGTCCCGCGAATGAAAGACAAGGGCTATAAGTCCTGTGATATTTTAGAATGTGCAGATTATCCCCGTGTAGATTTTGATAGAAACAGATTGCCATTTTCAGATGATAGCGTAGATGAGGCTTATTCAAGCCATTGTTTAGAGCATATTGAAAACACTAGATTATTTCTAAACGAATTGCATCGAGTATTAAAGAAAGGAGCGATCATAAGATTTGTCGTTCCCTATGGATTGCATCGAGGAAGTTGTAAGCCAGTTCACAAGCAGATGATTTCAGAATGTTGGTTTGATTTTTTAAGGAATCAAAACAGCTATCGAATCTATGGATACAAAAGATGGGATATAATTAGTGACAGTTTTGTTTTTAGAAAAGACTCACTAGGTTTAATTTATGAAATGGAAGTCTTGCTGACTCCCGTAAAAGAATAGTATGGGATCAATAAGTAGAACTCAATTAGTAGCGATGGTAAAAGAAACCAGCATAGAGGGAAAGACTGTTTTAGATGTTGGAAGTGGTGCGGATAATAATTACGCAAGGAATTGGGCTAAAGGAATCCCGCTAGAATATGAAACACTAGATATTAACCCTGACTTCAAGACAACCCATACAGAAGATCTTAACGAGGAAATAAATTTGGGCAAAAAATTTGATGTGATCTATTGCTTGGAAACTCTAGAGCATATTTGGAATCCCGTGCAGGCTATTGATAATTTGATGATGCACCTTAAAAAGGGAGGAATGCTTTATATTTCTACCCCATTCATAAACCCGATCCACGACACTCACGACTATTTAAGATTTACTGGCGAGTGGTATGAAAAACTATTTGATAGGCATTTTAATACAGATTTAAAGATCACCCCTAGAGTTGCCACTAGAGGAAACCTACAAAAGTTTTATGCAGACGAGGGATTAAGAATGAGCAAAATTCGAATTGCAAAAGGCGACGGCTACAAGATAGACGACATTGGATATTTTGTCGAAGTAAAAAATTAAAAACTTTAAATAATAATAAATTAAATTAAAAAGTATGTGGATATTTGAACTGTTGGGTATTTTATTTGTCTTGATAATTGCTGGTAGCCTAATTGGGGCTACTGTTGAAGCTATCCAAGAAGCTAGAGAAATTAAAAGGTGTAAAGCGGAAAGAGAAAAAATTAGAATTTATGGTTTGGAGCAACAACTTAAAAACTCAAACGAAAGATTGGAAACAGCTATCGAGAGTCTAGATATTCAAAAGAGAATTATCAAAGAGGCTGGAATGGAAGTCAAGGTGACGCACCCAAAAAAACAAAGCTATAAATTAGTTAAAGAAAAAAAATAAATGAGCAAGCGATTAAAAATCTTTAAGACACCTTGGCATATAGGACACGATCACGATTTGATTACTGCCCTGAAAGATGTTGCGGATTTTGATTTGCTCGTTAATTATACTAGGCGGTGGGACGAAAGAAATCGTCCCCTCCCGTCTAATACTAAATGGGTAAACCACTTTGAAAAGGGAAAGTATGATTTAGCAATTTTGAATATCGACCAGCAATGCACCAATCCAAAATTAAATAAATCAATTCTAACCCAAGAGATGAAAGAGGTAATCGAAAAGCTAGAGCCTAGCCTGCCGATCATCTTTATTAACCACGCTACTCCCGTCTATCCCGAGAATTTTCCCGACGGAGTTAAGGCGAATGACTATGTATCCCCTACTCTCAAAAAGGAGATAATGGATATCATTGGGAGCTATCCTATGATAGTAAACAGTAAACAAGCACTAAAAGACTGGCATATACCCGATAGGGGAGTGGAACAAGCGATTTGGCACGGGATCGACGCAAACGAATGGAAAAACGATAAAGTTAAAGAGCCGAGAGTTTGTTGCTTTATTTCTGCTGGCGGTATTGGTGACAGATATTACAATCGAAGTTATCTAGTTTCAGTCCAAGAAGAGCTACGGGAATCATTCGGAATTGAATTACAATGGATCAACTCACCGAATAATTGGCACGCTAAAGATATCAAGGACTATAAAGAATTTTTGGCTAAGAGTTTAGTTTATTTCAATCCAACTTTCGCAAGTCCTATGCCTAGATCTAGGACAGAGGCAATGCTTTCAGGTTGTTGTATTGTCACGACTCCCCAGCACGACGCAGATGAATTTATTGTTGATGGGCATAATGGATTTCTAGTTCCTCACAACGACGTGATCGGAACTGCCAAACTTATTGCTGGACTGATTGACGATTACAAGAAAGCAAAAGTGATGGGAGCGAATGCTAGAGAAACCGCAATCAAGTTATTCAATCGCAAAAGATATTCA